ATGGTGTTCAGCAATCCGACGGCGCGCAAGCGTCAGCGCCAGATGGCGCTTGCACGTCCGTAGGGGTGCCCAGCTGAGGTTCCAGGTGTCGTGACGAAGGTGGTCGCTTCGCACGATGCCGTTAAGGTGGAATTGAAGTCGGGGGTACCGAGGGAGAGGCGCGTACGAGTGCTCATGGGTGAGGGCCCAGACATTGCGTACGGAGTCCATGCGCCTGTTTTGCCTAACGTTGTTCGAGGCGTGGTGGAGCGGATCTTTACCGTTGATTACGGTCAAGGCCTGCAAGCACCATTGCCAACAACGCGTGAAGGGTTTAGAGGGGCTACTGAGGAGGCTTGGAAGTATCTACGGTCGCACGTACCAAAGGTCAGCAAGATGTCTGCCGAGGAATTCTGTTCCCGGTATGATAGCGCTCGCCTACGTCGGCGGTACGAGAAAGCAGTCGAATCTTTAGCTCGCGAAGAGGTGTGCGTGCGGGACAGTAATGTTCGCACCTTCGTCAAGGCTGAGAAAATCAACTTCTCAGCTAAGGCTGACCCGGCGCCACGCATCATATCTCCACGTGATGCGCGGTATAACTTGTCGCTTGGATTATTTATTAAACCGCTAGAGGGAGCGTTGTACAAAACCCTCAACAAAATGTGTGGCGGTAAGACTGTCATGAAGGGCATGAACGCGAGCGAGGTGGGCGAGGCTGTTTCCGAGGCTTGGAACAGCTTCAAGAACCCTGTCGCGGTGGCGATCGATGCCAGACGGTTTGACCAACATACAAGGACTGATGCACTCCAGTATGAACATGACGTATACAAGTTAGCTTACCACGGCGGCGACCGTAAAGAGCTATCAACGTTACTATCATGGCAGATCGAGTACAAATGTTCTTGCCATCTTGAAGAAGGCGCGGTGAAGTTTAAGTCGAGGATCCGGGCTTCTGGCGACATGAACACAGGTCTTGGGAACTGTGTGATCGCCTGCTCGCTTGTTCACTCATACTGTAAACGCGTTGGACTCAACTATCGGCTCATCAACAATGGTGATGATTGTGTGATTATCTGCGAAGCGGAGGATCTCTGGAAACTTGACGGGTTTTTCGAGTTCGCCAAAACCGCGGGTTATTACATGGTCATAGAGAAACCGGTGTACAGGATTGAACACATCGAGTTCTGCCAGGCTCACCCAGTGCTCACAGCACGTGGGTGGATCATGGTACGGAACTACCCAGCATCCATCGCAAAGGAC